TTAGCACCTTTTTTATAGATGCTAAAACCCTTAATAAATTCTATATGCTTATCATTCTTAGCCATGACTAATATTAATTACTAGCTAAAGTTACTAAGTCAGCAGCTATATCAGTAGACTTTAAGAAACCAGTCTTATCTACCTCTCTGATTAAGAATAACAGTCTCGCTCTTGCCTTGATTGTTTTCAAGTCAGACGTAAATTGTGCGTTAACCATACCCTCAGAAATAGTAACCCCTTGCATCTCATAGATGTCTCCAAAACGACCATCACCAACAACAAGTGTGTTGTCAGCCAAGTTGTTATCTTCAACAATCGCTAAACCTGCAATAGTACCACTATTCATATCGAACATATAGTTATTATCGCCATCTTTCTTTAAGATGTACTCGTCAATAACATCTGAATTAGCAGCTACAAAATTTGGAGAATACTTAGAACCTCTTGTCTTAACAATAGCAGTTCTCATTTTTCTTACCAAATCTTTGATGTTTGCATCAGCAATACCACTAGCAGAAGCAGAATAAGCAGGTGCAAGGTTAAATAAACCTGTCATAGTGTTAGAAGTACCATCAGCAACAGCTAATTGTCTGTCAATCTCAGTAGCAACGTTTACACTTAAAAATCTTTGCAACTCAGCATTAGCTTGTGCTTGATCCTCACCAAATTCTTCTGTTACAGGAAGAGTGTCTCCAATCTTAACCAATGCTTTAGAATATTCTCTGAAAGCAGCCTCAGACTCTGGGAAAGATGCACCCTCCGCAACAGCAGCAGCAGCTCTGTCAATTGTAGCCTCATCCCAATCCGTATAAGTAATCTGACCTTTATGGTTTCCTACACTTACAGGGATTTTGTTGAAAAAGTCATACAACGCTCTACGCTTAACACCTAATTGACCGATAGTACCTAAATGTACTGACTGAGTGTTGTTTACAATACTAGCACGAGTTACAGTTGTCTTTAACTGAACCTCTTTTCTTGACTGACCTTTAGCTAAAGACTTGATAGCCTCAAAGTTATCGTCAATCTCTGTTTTTAAGCTAACATTTTTAGCTTCTGTTTTTACACTAATGTCCTTCATTTCCTTAATAGACTCATTGTTTTCCTCTATTAAAGATTTTAGGCTCTCAATGTCAGACTTTACTACTAAGTCTTTCTCAGTTATAGCTTTCAACGCCTCAACGTTCAAAGACTCTAACTTGCTTTTGATACTATCAAATTCCGACTGAGTTGCATTTTGCAATTTTGATGTCAACTCCTCGATGATAGTGTTTTTCTCTTGTTCGTTCATCTTACGAATTATTTAAAATTAAACTTTACCTTTTGTAACATATCAGTTACGTTTTGAGTGACATCATCTGTCGGCTCTATTTTCTGATGTGATTGCTCGGCATCAGAACTATCTTTTATAGGTGTCATGTCATTGCTACCAAACAATACCATACTGCCCTCATTTACTATCTTTAACTCACGTACCGCCCAAAAATAACCCATGTCATCAGCTCTCTCTTTGTTAGCCAACTTAGGATATACCTCGTTCCATACCTTATACTCATCACTATAGTCCTCACCATTGTCGTTTACAGCCAAATCCATCTTAACGTACTGCATACGAATAGAATTTTGTAAAGGCTCTTTGCTCTCAATCAATCTTAACGCTTTGTTGTGTAAAATCTCCTTTTTAGGTATCTCAAACACTAAACACTCGCTTTTTCCCTCAATATCTAAGCCTAAACTCTTAAAATCAACCGATTCTAAGCTGATTTTTACGTTTTTTGGAGTCGCAATTATGCTGTCTACCTCTAATTTATGGTCTGCAACATAGTAAACCTTGCCACTTTGCTCAGTAGCAGTCTTACTCATACTTCCGTTCAAATGAACGTCATTATGGCTGTCTAAGTAGTTTGTGTTGCTGATTATAGGATATATCATACCATCTTGCCCTTTTTCAATGCTTTTGACTGATATTTGAGGCAATTGACCGTAAACATTAACCTTTTTCTTGATTTCAGACTTCTTTTGCTTAACTAATAGAGATTTATTAGACTTTAAAGCCTTAAACATCTCATCCTTATTAGCAAAATCTTGTTTTAACTCTTGACAATACATGATTCGCTCATTTTTAACTTCTTAATTTCTTTCAATATCTCCTTTTTACGGCTTACACTATTAGCTTTCTTCAGCTCTTCTTGTAAGTCCTTAATCCGTTTCAACATCATAACCCACTCTTTCTTTAGCCTCTTGCTCTGTCATGCCTGCATCAATCAATATCTTATAGCTTTCAGCCTTCTTTTTTATCGCATCATTACGCTGTTGTTCCCTAACTTGCATAAAGGGTAAGTGATCCCAACTCATGTCTGCCTTTCCTGGCATATCAAAATACCTCAACAAACTATTTATAAACTCATCACCACTCGGTTTTAACGAATAGTCAACATGGTCTGCCGATGCGTGTTTCTTGTTCTCGTACTTAGCACCTGCATCCAAGTTAACCTCAATCACATCCTTTGGAATGTTATACATCCTCGCAATTGTGAATACGTCTTGTATGAATGATTTGTCAAAACCCTCCGCTTTTAACTCATCAACAAACCTCTTGATGTCAATCATACTACGAACAGCAGTAACAGGTCTGTCTTGCATTACCTTTGTCTCTATGTCAGACTTTTCATTAGGCATTAACATTGGCGTGTATAAGTCATCCTCAGATGCCTTGCCTGCCACCATGTACTTCTTACTAAACACTAACTCAATGTTCTTAGCATCTAAAGACAACTCACTATTAGAGACTATCTTATATAACGCATCTATCCGACTAGCACCTTGAAACCATAAAGAAGGACTAGATGACGTGTCAGTTATATGCACAACCTTGTCAAACCTTATCTTCTTACAACTGCCATCGTCAAACATATAATCCAAGTAAGACTTCTGGTACATATTGTAACTATTCTTAGACAACATCAACTTGTCACCATTCTGAATCATATCATCAGAAAAGTCAATCTTAGAATTGTTTAAGAAATACAATTGAGAGTTCTTAGTCTGAACCTTGCTGTCTATGTAACAATACGCATTACCAAACATATTCCAGAACATAAAGTCATAAAGAAACTGATTGTAAGTCGTGAAAAAGTTAGGATTCCTCAAAATGTCATACAATGGATGACTATCCATAACAACATTGTTCTCATCGACAATCTTTACCTTGCCTAACGAAAACAAATCACAATTAATACAGAAAACAGTTAGTAATGCAGGGTTCTTTAACAATATGTCTAGCTTTGCCCTCTCTGTTGAAGTGTCATTGTACTCAGTAGATTGATTTATAGGGTAAAAGCCGTTGCGTATGTCGGCTACGTCTATATTGCGATTCAACCTCGACCAACGACCACCAAGCAACCAATTAAAAATGCCCATACTAAATTAAATATAAGTATGCAAATATATACAAAAAAATTAAATAGTCTTTATGACACCCTCCCTCAACAGAAACATAGACACATAACGTATCGCATCCATTAAATGATTATTCGCATCCTCTGGCTCTTCCAATATAACACCATACCTGTCTACCTTCCTCGCATAGTTCCTCACCTCAAACGCTACGTTCTCACTATCCTCAGTATAATACACATCCAACCCATTCAACAAGTCAATGCCATCTAGTATCGAACCCTTACCCTTCCTCGTAGATAACGCATAACCATAACCCATCCTCCGAAGTGCCTTTATCTTATCTGGTCGGTTTGAGTCGCAAATAATAGGTCTGTCCCTATCAATGGCATACTTATTAAACAACCACTTTATTAAACCCTCATCCTCCTGGTTTAACCTCGCATTTAACGATGGCGATAACGCCTCCCTTATCTCATTCTCACTCTTGTAATTAAGCTGCCGAATGTATAACCCATTGTCATAATACTTGCACTCCACTATCGCAAACGGATCGACCGTTCCCCAATCCACACCATAAAACGGTTTCGTGTCAATACTATTATACTGCTTCATCGGTATGCTGTTCCAGAAAAATATCCTATTCGGATTAGCAC